ATACACTGCCCGCTGCTCTTGAATCTCGGTTAGATCAAGGACTACACCGCCAAAATCCTTATCTTGACTCAACACTAACCTCCGCCCTGTAGTGATAAGACTGCCCTCTAACTTGGGCCACCTCACCTCTTTTAATTCTACCCATTGTCACGGGGTCTTTAATGCCGTCAGGCACATCGACATGGCTTACTGGCACCCAATCTTCAGGAATCGCACTAGGATCTAGTGATTTAAAGACAGTAAGTCTGCCAAATGATAATTTACCCAATTTTACAGTCATGCTTCGAATGCCCTCCCTGGAGGAGCCCTGCCGGGCACTTCGGTAGCGGGCCTTATTGTTTGCCCTCCAGCCCCTGCCAGCTCTTTCTGAGTTGTTAGTTTCATAACGACTTCCGCAATACCGGCCCTGATCTTTTCTGCTTCTCTTTCGGTCAAACCGTCCTCTTTAGCCTGAACTATTGCAGTATCAATCTGCTTCATTGCTGCCTCAAACTCCATCTTCTTCCTGGTTTCTTCCGCCTCGAATTGCATTCTCCTCTCATCCACCTGCACATCAAGCTGCTTCTCCATCTTGGCCACTTCACCTCTAATGTTAGCCACCTCAACTGCTGGATCTGAAGGTGGCTGAGACATCTGCTCAACAACTTTCTGCCATTCAGGGTCGTCATACTGGAATTTTTCAATGTCCAGTCGTTGCTGGGTTAGCTGCTGGGCCATCCACTTTTTTGGATCTAGCCCGAATACCGGGTTCATTACTAGCTCGCCCATCTGCTGTATAAATTGATTTTGAGCATCCCGCTCAAGTAACGCCGAAGATCCCTTGGCATGGATCTCGAAATCCCCCTTAATCTCCCAGTCCTCTCCGTGCTGGAGCAGATATCTATAATATCGCCGGATATGAGGCTCTGTGATCAGATCATCAAACAATCTGGCAATTCTTCGCATGACTGTGGATGCGTTGTTATGCAATAACTGCATGCCGCCAACCGTTTCCGGAGCAGATCCCTGCTGGCCCTGCATAATAAGAGGCATGCCGCTGACATCTTCAGCCATTTTCAGGCCCATAGTGATTATCGCCTGCAGCTCTTGTTGGACCATCGGGATGGTGATGAATCGAAAGGCGTTATCAATATGATTTAGATCAGCGTCCTCAGCGGCCATCCACCCTTTTCTCGGCGCTAACTCCATCACTCCATCCATAGGGGTTACAAGACCTTGCTGATACATCCACATAGGACCGCCAGCCAGGCCAGCATTATCCATCATGTTTCTTGCGGCACCGTTTACTACGCGCTGCGCCGATCGGAGCTGACGAGAGATACCAATACCCCAGCATGTTCCCTGTCGCCTCTGCCAAACCATGACATCGTAAGGGAATTCGCCTGTTTCAAGGTGGTTAGGCATTAACCGAATAATATGGTTGTTTACCATCGTAACGCAGATATCAACGACATCTGCGTATTCTTCCCCGACTTCGAATCCAGCAAGAGCTATATCTTCTCTTTCCAGCCGACCATAGAAATACCAGATCTCAAACAGGCCGTCTCTACTGCTAGATTCTGAGAGGCCGTTAAATGGGGCGTGTGACCCTTCTCCCGCCTGGAACTGCTTTACTGCAATCGCAGGGCCTTCCATTAAAACTTTTTCGATTTGTTCGTCCAGATACCCTGGGTTTCCGCGAAGCTCACTCAAGCTCTTTGCTACAAGCAAGTCGCGCTCAAAAATGAACCCGCCAGTGTGAATATCTTCGCCACAAGCAGGATCAGGAAAGAGCTGCCAAGGGTCAACCCGAACGGACACCGGGGAGATCTTTTCTTGAACCAAAAGCTCATCTTTAACAAACGCGACACTTTTGGTCTTCTTTGGGAGAGGCCCTTTCAGAACTCCACAGCCAATCTTGGCGGCATCAGCCACCACAAGGCGCATCTGTGCCGTGTAGTTGCACTCTATGTGCCAATCTTCTATCTGCTTTTCGGCACCATCAGCCTTCTTTTTGGATTCCTTAAGCTCTTCCTGAACTTGGCTGACAAGTTGATCTCTGACTTGAACGGCTTTTTCCGCCCCCGCCTGAATTGGGTCTTCCTGATCGTCAAAGCGGCCTGTATCTACTTGATTTTGGAATTCGCTATCAATCTGATTCTGAACTTTCTTAGGTACTTCTCCGCCCGCTATCTGAATTAAGTCAGGAACTGGCGTTGGCTTAATAGACCATCCCTTCTCATTGCTGGGAAGCAGCATGTCGCCAACCCTAGCGTCGGCCGCATCTACATAAGGCCTAGTGACATTGAAAAAGATTGTTGATCCGTCAGGCCGATCCCCTCCAAGAGCAGCCTGGCCCATAGGCTTTGTTCTCCAAGCCTTGGATTCACCACGATTGGTGTCATCGACACCCTCGTAATGCTCTTCATCTTCAAGCCATTCTTCCTCAATACCGGATTGTGATCTTCCGTCTATCGCATGAGATCTTTTTTGAGCGATCGCCATGCCAAGATTCTTTAGCATGGTATCAGTATCGTCAATCGATCCTTCCATGCCTTCTTCGCCAGCAGAAGATGCAATGTCATCCTCCTCTTCCGTTTGCATCATTTCACTCATGTTGTCCCCAGCTCATAAAGCTCCGTTAACCGTTTCATTTGCCGAATAATAATCTCTTGAAATGTATTTCCCTTCCGGTAATTCTACGACGAGTCCTGCCGGTACGCCAGCATCCACCCCTCTAGCTAACTTCACTTTACGGATCGCCTCAGCCTTAGTCAGCTTGTCGTCGTCAGGGAAGTCTATGGAGCTTATCTCTAAGGACGTCATAGGCATGTCTATAAGCTTGCTAAAACGCACTGTGCGGCCGCTAGGCAGCCTCTTAGGACGCATCACCTTCCTGCGATCCTCAGCATCGGCTTTAACTTGCGCCAGGGTCTTTTGAAGAGACTTTTCTTGTTCCAAAATTAGATCGTGCTCTTTCTGACTTATCTCCAAACTTAACTCATGCTCTTTTTGCGCTCTTATCACTGTCCCGTAAAATCCTAAAAGCAATAATATAATGCTGGCTGCAGAGGTTGCGCTATAAAAAACAAAATCAAGCTCAAGATAATTCCCCGCAAACGAGCAAATAAATCCCACGCCCCCTATTGTCATCAACTTTTCTGATGGCATCGAGCCAAAAAAACCTTTTGCTACTTCTCCCCCATCTAATTTAACAACCATTTCAGCACCTCCTGCGCCAGATAACTAGGGGGATATACCTCTCGCCTCCATCTCTTCCCGATCCGAATCCAAACGAATCTGTTTAATTTCTAATCTTCTTACTTCTCTTTGCTGCGGCGGGCTTAAATCAGGAAGCTGGTCTAGCTGGGTCAGCCTAATATCGACAATTACTGACGACATCTCATTTCTAGCATATTTAGACTCATCTTTTGTCAGAAAAGTGAGATCCATCCACCAAGCCCCGCCCAAAGCGGCAACTAACAACGCCAGCAAAGTTGAAGGGTCAAGTCTTTGAATCAAAAAATCTATAAGATTATTCATCCATTTCTTCCGGAATATTCTTCATAGCCAAGAAGTATCTCTCCAGTGGCCCCGGCCGCAGGTGCGACAACAATATTGAAGGGGAACTCAATACCCCCCTCGTAATACTCTATCTCGTCAGCCGCCTTTGCCGACTTTAGCTTAATGACACTTGCCAGGCCGTCATTAATCGAGCAAACATGAGCAGAAAGAACCGTATTTACCCGGATAAGTTTCAAGAGAGCCGGTGTAGTTATGGCGGTCACTTTCCCCAGAGATAGGTCGACAATCACATATTGCAAAATTTAAGGCCTGTCATCTCTAATTCGAAGAGAGCAAAAGAATGTCTCTGCAGACTCCGGGACGTAGCCATTTTGCATGATCGGATACCCATATAGCTCTCTCGTACCGCTAATATTAAATGGCAGAGCAATATTTTGTACGATGTTGATTTGGTCGGTTGCTGTAGTAGTCCAGCCGCCTGTAGGGAATGTGACAACCCCCACACACGTTAATAGCTCGGCATTAGTCAGTGTATTCGGTGCATTATCAGCATCTACGCCTACATCGGTATGAAATAAGAGAAGATCTATCTCCGGCCCTACAGCTACCGTCCCGCTAATGACCATTGTGGCCGATACAATCTCCCCTGTCTTGCTTCGATCGCCAACGACTCTTGGGAAGGTGTAATGAAGATTGCCAGTAGCGTCAGCCAAAGCATCTCCAATCGTGTATGTGGTGGTGTTGGCGGGGCGAGTAATAAGATTAC